GTCGACGGTGTTGAACCCGCGGTCGATATAGCTGCCGAGCAGCGCGCCTTGCGCCGATGCACCGGAAGTAGGGCTATCGAAGATGGCGAACCCGCCGCTGTCGGCTCCAGTGTATCCCGGCAGGCCCTTGGTGAACTTACTCGCCTTCAGGTTGCCTGGGTTGTTGTTGCGGACGGAACGAGGCGCACCAGTCCCACCAGTTGCCCCGCCGCCAGATGCCGGATCACCTCCCTTCGAAAGTTGAACGATCGACTCGCTGCCGTCAGCGTTCTTCACGCTGCGGTATTCGGTTTCCGGGTCGCGGTAGTCAGTGACCCACGCGCCGGTATCATCGTAATGCCCGATCGCGCGACCGACGACCTGCCCCTTCACCCCGCCAGAGATACCGGCTTCGGTCAGGTTCTTGGCAACGGCCGGGTCCATCGCGTTCATGGTGCTGTAGGCGAACCCACGCGCGGCCTTCATCTGCGCCGGGTCGCCGCTGTCGATCATGGCGAGCAATGCGGCGTCGGACGGATCGGGTTCGCGACCCGCAGCCTTATCGGCATCGGCATGGCGCTGGATGATTGCGCGGGCCAGCTCAGGCCGGTTCGCACCAAGCGCGGAATGCACCTGCGCGAGATCGCCGAGCGTCTTTGTACGCTGACTGTCCTCCATCCCCTTCGCTGCCTGGTTGATGCCCGGCGCGAACTTAGGGAAGCGGGCAGCGAGCGCGCGGTATCGATCGGGCGTTGGGTTGGCGCCGAGATCTGAGATAGCCGTCTCGAACGCGGTTTCGTTCTGCGCCTGGTTGTCGGCTTCTGTGATCTGCTGCTGTGCGCGCTGGTTCTGCAACGCGAAGTTCTGCGTCTGGAGCGCGCCAAGCTTGCGCTGCAACTGCTGCTGCACGTAATCAGGCACCAGCGTCTGTGCGCGGGCCAGAGGCGTTGCGAAGTCGACGGGGCTAATGTCCGCCATCAGAACAGGCTCTTGAAGCCACCGCCGCCCGGCACGAACGCCGAAATGGCGCTGTCGAGCATGCCGCCCGCGTTGTTGAAGTTCGCTGCGTTGATACCTGCCTTGGTGAGGTAGTTGCCCGCTTGTGCCCGCCCGATGTCGGTCTGCGCGGTCATGACGTTGTTGGCGGTGTTCTGGCCGGCGCCGGTAACGGCGCCCTGTGCGCCGAGGCCTAGATTGGCGACGCTACCGAGGTTGGAGAGCGTTTGCTGATAGACCTTAGCCAGCGTATCGGACCCAAAGTCCGCGAGACCACGCTGCGTGTTCCCTCCGCGAATACCACCAGTCGCCGAAGCGTTCTGGAGCAGTGCTTCCTCGCCATTATTGTACAGTGCCCCGTACAGCGGGCCTTTCATGATCCGGTCGATCGCTTCCTGCATGCTCTGGGGATCGTTCAAGCCAACAAGGTCGCCAAGCTGGCCGACCGCGCCCGTACCGGCTGTCGTGTACGGCATGTAATCAGAGCGGGTCTGCTGAGCGAACGCGTTCTGGGTGTCGATGCCGCGGTTTAGCGCTGCGACAGTCGCGTCGGTCGCCTTCTGCGAACCCTTCTTCTGCGCATTCCCGCCGAGGATACCGCCGATGAACGAAAAGAGGCCGATCGCTACCTCCTGTGGCGCGCTTGTGTTGCGCGGACAGTAGCGAAGGGCGGAGAATCGCGCGTTGAGGGAAGGTTGAGGTTACGCGACCCTAACTTTGAGCGCTGATCCAGTGCGGTACACCCCATCCACTGCAACGCCGCCAGCGGCCGCAGCCACGTCGTCCGCGTAATCCGATAGCCCCGTGATGCTCGGGGTATCCAACGTCTTGCGGCTCAGCGTCTCTTCTCCGTCCTGTGTCGCCAGAACGCCAGCCAGAGGGATTACGACTGCGGTATCGGCCTGCACCGTGAGCGATAGTCTGAAGCCGCCCTCGACGTGCGCGACGGTGTCGTTCACCGACAGCGTCAGATACGTTCCATCGTCGGTAGCAGTGATACCAGGCCCGAGACGCAGCACCCGCTCATTATTGAACGTGGCGTTGGGCGATAACGTCAGGACTGTCGCATCCTGAAGTGCATCCGTCGCCTCGACGTTGCCCACGACGACCGATTGCGTCTCACTGATAACCTCCGCCTGCGCCTCGAACGCGCCGACTAACCGAGCGTCACCATTGAACGCCTTGTACATGGCATCGCGAGGCAGGCGCTGGAGAGGCGTCACAGCGTCAACGGCCTGGCGGTGACCTCGCATGCCGCGAACCCGGCCAGGGCCTTGTTATAGCCCCTGAACCGCATTCCCATATAGTTACGGATCCGGAAGTGCGGCCGCGCCTGCATGCGCTTCGTACGCTGCCCCCGTACACCCATCGAGATTGCGCGTTCCTGCGTGAACGTGATGCCATCGCGTGTCAGGGAAAGAAACATCGTGTTCCCATCGCTATGATCGCCGCGTGTCGGCAACCCGGTCAGCTCGATTGCATCGACGATCGCGCCCTTCGCGCCGTTGTAGATCATGCCGAGATCGAACGACCATTCCACTGCGTCACCGAAGTGCGTGTCGACGTCGGTAGACAGCTCGCCGATCGCAAAGGATGCCGTATCACCCACCAGCGTCCGCCCGTAGACCATGACGGGCGCGCGGAGGCGGTAGGGCTGACCGACACCGGAGCCCAACCGATACCAGACGGGCTCACCAGCGGCGTTGCTGGCCTTGGCCATGAAGCACCACGACTCCCGCGCCAGATGGATAATCAACCGCAGCTCGTCGCGCGAGACACGGCGCTCCAGCAGTATCTTGGTCGGGTCTTCCTCGCGAGAGAGTGCGTCATCAATCACGCGGCTGCTGATCTTGGTCGCTGTCCCGCTGCCGGCGACATACACCCCCAGTGCATCCCCGCGGCCCGAGCCAACGAATGCGAACGTGTCGCCGAACAGCGTCTTGGCGGATGCGGAAACACAGCCCGTCGCGATCGTCGCGCCCGGCACCGTGGCGAACGGGAAGCCGTTACCGCCGATGTTGTTCAGCACCTGGATCGTGTTCGTGCCGAGGACGTAGACCTCGCCGCGGACCTTCTCGAGCCCAACGATCGGATCCGGGTCAGCTTCAGCCGAGCCGTACTTGAGCGGCTTGACCTGATACGGATCGTTCAGTTCCGTCACGAGGACGTACTGCCCGTCCGTCGTCATTGTGTAGCCGTCGACCCACAGCGCATCGAGGACGTCGCCCAGATCGGGATCGGTCACCTGCGTCAGTGCCGCGCCATCCCAGTAAAACAGGCTCTTGCCGCTGCGGATGATTAGTCTGTCGAACGAGAAGTCGAACCGCACAGGCCCCTCTCCCCCGATCGTGCCGAGCTTGGTCACGACCTTCTGCGCCGAGACGCTGACGAGGTAAGCCCCCATCGCGCGGTAGCACACGTCGTTCCATTCGATCCCGCCGCGATCAACGCCTGGACCTGTCGCGAACGGAACCGCGCCGGCCGCACTACGAAGCTGGCCCTTCGAGATGCCAGACGCGACGATCACTGGCTCGAGGTTTAGCGGGTAGCTTGGCACGAACTCCGCCGTTTCGCTGGCGACGATCCCGAACAGCAAGGGGACCTGCATCAGGTGTACCTCTGTTCGGTGAACCCGTAGCCGTAGCGATTGCCCGCGCCGACTGCGGTGCCGGGTGCGGGATCGATCGTCTTGATAGTCGCCGTCAAAGCTTCGATGTTCGCCAGAGCGCGCGCCATCGTTGCCTTGAGTTCCGGCGAGATCGTGTTGCCGATGCCCGGCGCGATCCGCATGGCGAGATACTGCGCCGTCCCGCTGATAGCCTCGTCAGGTAGCCCGCTAGGCCCCTCTGCGAGCCCCACGCCGTAATCCGGCTGGTTGTAGCCCAGCAGGTTCCACGGCCACTCCAGCATCAGCGCGTTGAGCTTGCGCAGCGCCATCGTCTGCTCTTCCGGCGTGCGGTCGAACTCGTATCCCGCCAAGCCGCAGTCGTCGAACGCCATCTCGATGATATCGCGCTTGGGGCGCCCGGTTGGGATTGTGATTAGGACGGTCATCGCGACCGCACCATGCGCTGATTAGCGCTCTACTGGTATTGAGGGAAGGTTGAGGGTGATGTGGCCGATTAATTTGAGTAATAGCAATCGTCGCACTTCGTCTGGTCTACCGCTGCGTCATCACCGCATATATGGCATCGCCCGCCATGGGGGTGCGAGGCTTTGTAGGAGCGTTGTGCGCGGATTATGGAGCGGTAACCATTTGCAAACGCCTCCAGCGCCACCCGTGGGCCGTGAAATAGAATACGCAGCAAGTTACGAGACTCCACCAACCATACCAGCTAGGTATAGCTGGTAGCTCATCCAACGCCGCAACCCAAGTCTTACTTACAGCCCGAACCGAAGCTTCGTCGCCGCGATCATGCTGTCAGCAATGCGCCATCCGTAGTACTGCGCAAACAGCTCATTAGGATGGTCGCCATCCGGCCCCATGTTGACGTTCGTAACCATCGGCGTCGGGATCCAGTTTTCACCCGTGTACGAATTGTCCAGGTAGATGCAGCGCGGATCACCACCAGCGCCAGCAGCGAAGCCATCACGGGCCGCATTAAACCGCGATTGCGTTGGAACCCGCGTGGTGATGTTTTGTGGTCCTGCGCCAAAAATAAGCGCCTTTGGTTGTGCCGTTCGAACCAGTTGGATCAACGTAGCATAGCCGGCCTGGACGTCGGCATCGGTCGCGCTTGCATCGTTGCCGCTGACATTGACATAAATCGCATCCATCAAACCGATCCGCAAAGAGTCGATATCGCCTGCTTGCACGCGTTGAATGAACGAACCTGAGGTAGCGTTTTGATCGCCAGCGACAACACCTGTACCGCTTACGGCCGCACTGTAGATATTGCCCACGCCCAAGCGCTCGCCGAGAAAGTCGCAGCTATTCAGTTTGATCGGATTCGGAAGCCCGGTGTTGTTGATACCACCCCCATCAAACCAGCTGTCCGAGAGAACCAGCGTCTTCAGCTGGTCACTATCCGGAACTGCATATATTGTCTCCGTCGACGCCACGTTGAGCGACGCACACGATGTGTTCGGACCCCAATATAGCTCGATAATACGCAAAGCGCGCGAGCCGAAATCCCACTTCCTGTACGCCATGCCGGTGTTAGTCTGCGTATAGTCCGCAGCTTGACCGCGGGCTCGAATACCAGTCGTTGGGTCGGTAACATATAGCGCCAGCTTGTCGCCGTTGGCGATGAAGTTGATTGCGATGTCGAATGCCTGCGCCTGAGTTGCAAAGCGGATACCGGAGCCGTGCCCGCCAGTGCGCGCTAGGTTGCTATAAGTCGCAATCCGCGTCTGTTGACGAAACCGGGCGCCGTTATTGGGATCGACGATGATTGGCCCCCCCAGCGGGGTCACGCGCGAGCTGTTATCCGGCTGGTACAAGCCACCGCGTAGCCCGGTCGAGGAACCGGGGTTGATCGTCGAGTTTGCGCCGTTTGCGCCTTCCGAATATGTGGGGGACGAAGCAAGAACCGTGCGGATGGGCGTGATACCACGCTGCGCCGAACGTAGAAGGCGCTGGGCCAGCGTGCCGGCACTTTGCGCGGTTAGCCCCCCAGCAGCATCAATGACGGGAGCACTAAGCCCCGGAACGATCGAAGCAATGCTTTTGCCGTCCAGATACGCGGCGTAATCGAACGACGCTGACAGATTGTTATCTGCCTGCCCCGCATCAATAAGCGCGCGCTCTGCGACAGTCGTACCCGTGTAAAGCGCATTAGTCTGCTTGCCATAAGCAGGAACGAGAAGGCGGACAGTCATGCGGCGTTCCTTGCGATATGGGTCATACTGGAGCCCTCACCAGCACGTTGATCCAGACAGGGGTGGTGACGGGGGCAATGATTGGCGTGGCCGAGCCGAGCAGGCTGACGACGATGTTCTTCGGCACGCGCTGCACCAGGATCACGACCTGCGTGTTCGTGGCGGTGTTTTCCTCGACGC